ACCATGAAATTGAAAATATTTCGTGTTATTTAGGAAAGAAGGGTAGTAATGGCAAATCAAATCTTATGGAAAAGTGTTTGTATCTTTTGTGGGAAATCTAATCCCGCTGGACAAAGAAGACTGGATTACAGCGGAGCTCCTTCCATGAATCCACCAATGCCTAGTGGTAAATGTGTTAGTAGTCCGGATGGTAAGCACCACCCAAGGTGGGAACGTATAGACTAACATCATTATGGGTTTAAAGCATCTCTTCGGAGGTGCTTTTATTTTGCCCTGAAGGAGGTGAAAATCAATGGCGAGCAGGATCAAAGGAATAACCGTAGAGATCGGAGGTGATACCACCGGTCTTGAAAAAGCGCTGAAATCCGTGAACAGCACGATCCGCACCACCCAGTCTTCCCTCAAGGATGTAAACAAGCTCCTGAAGCTTGACCCGAAGAACACCACGCTCCTTACCCAGAAGCAGAAGCTGCTGAAATCATCCATCGATGCGACGAAAGAGAAGCTCGAAGGATTAAAGAATGCCCAGGTCCAGGCCAAGCAGCAGATGGAAAACGGAAGTCTCGGTAAAGACAAGTATGACGCCCTCCAGCGTGAGATTGCCGAGACAGAGTCTAAACTTAAGAGCCTGGAAAAAGAGTCCAAGAGCTTCGGGTCCGTCTCTTCACAGAGGATTGCCGCCGCTGGTGAAAAGGTAAAGTCTGTCGGTGAGAAGATGTCTGATGCCGGTGAAAAGATGACGGTCGGCTTCACCGCGCCTGTCGTCGCCGGTGCGACTGCTGCGGTCAACTCCTACGGCAATGTCGACAAGCAGTTTAACCTGGTCAAGCAGACAATGGGAAGTACAGCAAACTCTGCCGAAGATTTTAAGGGACTGTGGAACCAGATCGGCGAGTCCGCCAAGGCTTCTGTCTTTGGGATGCAGGACGCTGCAGACGCCACGCTGAACTTTGCCCGCCAGGGCTTTACGGCCAAGCAGGCGACAGATATGCTGACTCCTGCCATGAACCTTGCTGCAGGCACCGGTACAGATCTTTCTGAAGTGACATCCGGCCTTGGAAACGCGATGAAGATGTTTGGAGCGAACTCTTCAGAAGCTGCCTCCTACTCAGACATTTTGGCAAAGGCTCAGGCGCAAGCGAACACCAACACCTCGGAATTATTCCAAGCAATTTCTGTTGCAGGCCCGATCTGTAAGACGGTCGGATGGGATGTAAAGGACTTAGCGACCATCACGGACGTGTTTGGAAATGCCGGTATCTCTGGTTCTGAAGGTGCGAACGCCTTAAAGACTGGTCTTGCCCGGCTAGCCTCCCCTGCCAAGTCTGGAGCAGCCGCTATGGACCAGCTGAAATTATCCACCGGCCAAACTTACTCCATCTTTAACGACAACGGAACGCTCAAATCCATGCCGAATGTCTTAAAGAACCTGAACAAAGCCTTCTCCGGCCTTTCTGATCAGGAAAAACTGGAAGCCGCTTCTAATATCTTTGGAAAAGAGCAGATGTCCAAGTGGCTGACCCTGATCCAAACCTCTCCGAAAGACGTCAGCTCCCTGCGAAACGCTTTAGACGATGCGGGAGGGTCCGCTGGAAAAATGTCCAAGGCCCTGATGTCAGGTACCGGAGGAACCATTGAGCAGCTGAAATCCACCTTTGACGTGCTGGTCGTTACTATCGGCCAGATGCTTGCACCGGTGCTTCAGAAGTTCTTTACTCAGCTCATTTCCACCATGAATGCGATTATGAACATGAACCCGGCAGTGCAGAGAATCGTCCTCACCCTGATCGGAATCGTCGCCGCTATCGGTCCGGTACTGATCATCATCGGAAAAATAGCTGCAGGCGTAGGAACGCTTATGACTCTTGCGCCAAAGATTGTAGCCGCGGTCAAACTGGTTCGAACAGGCATGGCCGCGTTAAATGCTGTTATGCTTGCAAATCCGGTGGGGCTTGTGATTGCAGCAGTGGCTCTTCTTGCAGGTACGTTCATTTACCTCTGGAAGACGAATGCAAAGTTCAGAAATGGGATCATCGCAATCTGGAGCAGCATCCGAGCATTCACCGCAAAGGTCTGGGGCGGAATCAGAAAGCTCGCAGTCACCACCTGGGGTGCAATCAAGGCAGCCGTTCTTTCACCTGTACGGGCGATCCGGTCTGCAGTTACCTCAGCCTGGACGGCGATTCGGTCCACGACCTCGCGCGTCTGGAACGGCATCAAGTCTGCGATGCTGACACCGATCAATTCTGCAAGGGACAGGATCCGAGGCATCTTAAATGCAATCCGCAGCTTCTTTCCTTTGCGAATTGGGAACATTTTCAGTAATCTTCGTCTCCCGCACATCCATGTGCAGGGGGGAAAGGCACCATTTGGCATCGGAGGAAAAGGATCGCTTCCAAAATTTTCCGTGGACTGGTACGCAAAAGCCATGAAGAACGGCATGATCCTTAACGGTCCAACCATCTTCGGTGCATCATCGGAGAGCCTTCTTGCAGGAGGTGAAGCCGGATCTGAAACCGTCGTTGGAACAGAGTCCCTGATGAGCATGATTCGTACTGCTGTAGCCGGTGTTGGAAACGACGTGGCGAATGCCGTTCTTACCGCTAACCGGATCGCCTTAAGCGGCGAAACAGGTTCTGATATCCACCTGGACGTCTACCTGTTTAAGAACGGCCCGAAGATGGGTGAAGAGATCGTGCATGCCTATGACACGTATAAAAGGAGGCTCGGCTGATGATTTACAGCACGATAAAGATCAATGGTACAGACATCCTGCGCCCAGAAGATTTTTCTCCTCAAAGAGAAGACCTGTATGCTGCGGAGATCACGACCTGCACCGGAAAGACCATCGCAGACCGGATCGGATGGAAATATTCGGATATGACTCTTGAGTGGGATACCCTTCCGCAGGAACAGCTTGAGGCACTTCTTTCCATGCAGGGAGAATGCACGATTACCTTTACGGATGCGGATGGCATCTCCCATACAGAACGAATCGTCCGATCATCCGCTGTCAGTACAGCGACAAGATCCACAGGAGCAGATGGAAATCCGGTCTGGAGTGATGTGAAAGTCGAGGTGAGATTTTTAGATGCCCACGATTGATGAAGAAAACAGAAAATCCATCCGGACGCCGTTTGAAGTCCACTGCGGTCTGTCCGGAAGGGATACAAAAGTGGATCTCACTTTCTCCGGCATCACCGGAGCCATCACTGACTCCAACGCTTCTGAGGCTTTGGACAATGAACACTGGGACATGCGAACACTTACGGACCTTTCCGGAGGTGGGTTTTTGCTAGACGGAAGCTGCAGTCTCTATGATCCAGCCTTAACGGGAAGTCTGGAAAATGGAAAGCTCGGTCTGCGGTCTGAACTTGGAAAAACACTCACCGTTACCGTGAATGCGAAAACCGATATTGCCGCACTTACCATCGCCGTCACCTCTGATGCGGCTGGCACAATTACCGCAAACGGAATTGACTACGCAGCAGGCCGGATTGTAGTCATCCCGGTCAATGGAACATCCATTACGCTATCTGCTAAAAGCCTTGATGAAGCAAGCCGGATTGAGATTGCTTCGATCACGCCTGGAATTACCTTAGAATTTAACAATGAAAACTTGGTGTCCTGCACGCTTGCCTTACGGTCCGATCTATCCATCGTCAGTCCTTCCTGGCAGGTGTCTGAAATTGAGATTCAGGCTTACTGGCCAGATGACATTTCCGAAGCCATCAGCAATGTCGGTGATGATGTTCCGGTCTGGTACTACAGCGGATACGAAGGCGATTATTCCAAGGTCCGATCCTTCTACTTGTCAGAGAAAGCCTCGATGGAAAACAACGTCATCACGATCAAGGGAGAAGACATGAGCGCAAAGCTTGAGGAGAAGAATAACATTTCTCAGGTCTTAAACTCTACGGGAGGAAACGGAAGAAGGACGCTCTACAACCGGTTCATCAAGTTCATCACCGATGCCGGAGTAAAGCTTATCTCTCGGGAAACTGCTCCAGGAACAAACAGCAATACTTCTCCTTATACACTGATCTTTGACGAGCAGTCTTCCCGTGAGATCATCGCAGATATCATGAACCTGTCTCATAACGGATCTTTCTGGCCTGCTTTCGTAGATGCCGGGATTCCTTCTGTCACCTGGAGCAAACCAGTGAAGAAATGGGACATCTACGAAGAGGACTGCGGTGACGTCGTGCGGAGCGTGGAGAGAAACATCGCAAAGATACAGACGGATTCTGACTATGGCCTTCTGTCAAAGGCGGTCCGATCGCAAAAGCTCGTCACGCTTGAAACCAAAAGCGTAAAGACGAATGAAGGCTATTCCCATAATCCGGACGGCTACTGGTGGTACCTTACCGTAAGCAATGCGAAGTCTGTTCTCGCCACCGCAAACCGGATCGTCTGGACCGCAAAGAAATCTACGGTTTCCAAGAAGGTAAAAGAGAAGACAAAGAAACGCTACAAGACCGGGAAAAAGAAGGGACAACCGATTTATCGGACGGTTACAAAGAAACTGAATCAGTGCGTTGTAAAAGGAAAAGAAGTCACGCTGACAAAAGAACAGTCTGCCATCATCCATTCTGGAAAACGCCCAGGAAGCGCAGTGTCCGTTGATCCGATAGCGCACGGGAAAATCTACGGCGGAACGACGCTGCTTTACCCAGACTATGCGTATCTCTTCAGCCGGTCAAACATCACCGGCTCCTTCACATTTAAAGGTGATCCCAGGATGCAGCCTAGAGACATCTTTTCCTTTCATCGCTTGGATGGAAACGTTGAAACCTGCACGATTGAAACCATCACGCTGACCCACGAAGGCGGCGGTACGAAGGCGGAGGTTACGTACCGGAAAGGGATCTGCTGACTATGACATGGATAGAACCAAAAACCGACTGGTCCGGAACTGACCGGGTCAGGAGCACCGACATGAACCGCATCTGCTCTAATCTGAATCTCCTCTATCCGGATGGGAAGCTGAAGGAGAACTATACCGATAATGATTTCGTGACGCTGTCACAGTGGCACCAGATACTATCTGTCCTTCAGACGATGCTTGCTGTCACCGGCATAGCTGAGTCGATTCCGGGAGATGAAATGACGAGCGAAACGTTCAGCCAGGTGGAAACTCTCACGCTTCAGATCAGAAATCAGATTCTTTATCTGCTGGATCAGACGAAGGCTTCTGTTTACAGCGGAGAGTTGATTTATGCTGCAGATACGTACGTCGCAGGATACTAAGGAGGAAATATCAATGGCTTTTATTGACAGAGTGGTTGAACACCCGGGAAGGTTTACTTTAACCAACGCTGATACCGGAGAGGTGCTCGGGACATTTGACCTTACCCGCTCGGAAGGCACCGTTACGACAGAAGGCACGCAGCTGAACGCCGCGAATCTGAACCAAGAGATTTCAGGAGCGATCACGCAGGCTACGGAAAGCATCGGAGATTCCATCGATTCCAGGCTCTCGGCTTTTAGCATTGATGCGAATCAGAATGTGAGTGTGCGTAACATCCAGAGAGGACGCGTACTGGTTAGCGCAAAGAAAAACAAGGTCGCGACCAAACATGTGAATTTCCCAAAGGCTTTTACGACCATCCCTTCCGTCACCATCACGCCGATTTCTTCTGCTCCAAACAAGATCTCCTGCAGCGTAAACAACGTGACAACAAAAGGATTTGATCTTTGCATGTATAGGACCAGTGATACAGACACTGCCTTTGGCTGGATGGCCATGCTGTAAAGGAGAATGTCATGATTGTAAAAACAACCTTTAATGGGCAGGTTTACTATCTACACTGCGCCTTTTCAGATGATGAAGACGGAACGAACTTTTCTCTGACCGAGTATGAAGATGCCCTTATGCGTGGCACTTACCGTGATCAGTTGGAAACAGAATCAACAGATCCAGCAAGGTACAGCTGGAGCTACATCAGTGACGAAACTGAAACGATAGAAGATGCGGATGATATAGAAGAGCGGCTTTCCGAACTGGAAGATATCTCGGATGACCTTTCTGCAGATTCAATAGCTACGAACGTAGACCTTACTTCAACGCAAAGTAACGCCGATACAGAAATTGGAAATGTGAACCTTCTGATTGGAACGAACAAAGGCATGACCGGATGGAGCGCGCCCTCGTCCCTCATCCTTTCCGAAACCAGTGAAAGTATCTACACTGATCTTGATACTACCAATTATCTAACGATCTCCTGCAATACTTCCGGAAACGTATGGGCAGCCTTCTCTTCTGAGAACCTTCGGAAAGTCCTCGCGCAGGAAACCGAAGGAAGCAGCTACACGTTAAGCCTTGATATCCGCCAGTCCAGCATTTTTTCCATTCCAGTAAGTGTCCGGGATGAAGATGGAAGCAATATCCAGATTACCTTTGATGCAATCGATAATACTTCTGATGATCCGGATAAAGATAACACCGATGCATGGGTGCATGTCTCCTCCACTGCCCTATCCTTAGGCATCTCTGAATCCATGCAGAGTCTATATTTTGACCTAACCCAAATGCCTGAAGGATCGACCATTGATATTGCGAACCTGAAAGTTGAAGAAGGCGCCCTTGCGACGCCTTGGAGAGAGTCCCTGGAAGAGATCAACGCCAAAGCAGAAGCTGCCAAGGAAACAGCTGACAGTGCAAAAGATACAGCGGACGAGCTGGATGGATCGGTATCTACCCTTCAGGAGGATGTCTATGGGGATGGCGGAATCTCGGAGACCATCACAGGACTCATTGGCGAGACGAAAGCCGTAACCGATGAAAATGGAGAGGCGGTGTATGATGAGATTACTTACACCGACTCCGACGGGACAACGCACACGGAAAAAGTCGCACGGACGGAGCGTATCCCAGGAAGGCTCGATGCGATCGATGAGAAGGTGCAGGATGCAACGGGAAAAGCGCAGCAGGCGCTAGATAATCAGGCAGAGCTTCCTTCCATCAAATCATCCGCAGAGGAAGCAAAAGAGATTTTAAAAGAATGGGCTTTGGATGACGGATCTGGAAATATCGACGGCTCTAAAATTGCTAAAGGAACGATCACGTCAGAAAAGATCGCAGCAGGAGCTCTTCTCATTTCTAACTTCTCGCAGGAAGCTTTAACTCTTATTCATGAGCCTTTAAAGTATATCCGGTCAGCAACGGTGGATGGAGAGCTCGTGATTGAAATCGGTGAAGAAGGATCCCCTTACAAAGTCACGATCTCGAAAAAAGGAATGCATCTTTATGCAGGCGGCACTGCAGCCGCCTTTTTTACTACCGATACGATGAAGATCACAAAAGCAAGGATCCTTCAGTCCATCCGTTTTGGAGAAGAAAGCGATGGGAAGGATGACTTTGCTTTTGTTCCGCAGCCAAACGGAAACTTGTCCTTCAAATTACTTGAAGATACGGAGGAATAAGAAATGCCAGTAAGCATTACAGCATCGATCACAGAAAACAGTATCTCGGTGGATAATAACTCATCCAGCGTGACGGTTAAAGTGAAAGCATCTTGGACCAGTGGGTCTTTCGATCATAACCCGCCAAAACTTACGGTCACCATCGACGGCATAAAATACACGAAAAGCGTCAGCTTAAACCCGAATAGCACGACCAGCGGAAGCAATACCATCTACAGCAAAACACTGGATATCGAGCATAACTCTGACGGGTCAAAGAAACTGACCGTCTCTGCATCATACGCAACCAGCACGAGCTCAGGAACCGTAAAAGATTCTTTAACGAAAACACTCACCACGATCGCTAGAAAATCCGCTCCGACATGCCCATCTTCAGGAACACTAGGGTCTGCCATCACCATCAACACGAACCGGAAGTCCTCATCCTTTACCCATACACTGACGGCTTCCTGGAATGGAAAAAATACAACGATCGCAGCCCAAACGGCGCAAGCTTCGGTGAACTGGATGATTCCATTCTCCTGGTGCACCGCAGGATCTTCCGGGAAGTGCACGATCACCTGCACCACATATAACGGAAATACATCCCTTGGGAGCAACACCTGCAGCCTGGCACTTTACCGGCCGGGGACAAGCACGCTGTATCTTCCGGACTCCTCCTGCATGATCGATGGGTCAAGCTCTGCAGAAATCTATACGCAGGGAAACTATCCCGGATATACGCACCACCTGTCGTATACGGTAAACGATGTGACAGGAACAGACGGAATCTCCGATCCTTCTGTAGTAGGAAGCACAACGTTCACGCCGCCTCTCAGCCTGCTTGACCATATCACCGAAGCGGAGTCTGCATCCTGCACAATTCGCCTGGACACCTGTTTTGAGGATACCGTACTTGCCACAGACCGCGCGGCAATCACATTGATCGTTCCTGCATCGGTCATTCCAAAGGCAGAGATCACAGCGGTTTCTGATACGGTGACCTGCAGCAAAGACAGCACCGAGACGCTTCTTCAGCACTACGGCGCATTTGTCTCAGGGAAATCTGTTCCATCAATGACAGTTACCGGAACAGCAAGTTACAGCTCTCCGATTAAGACCTATACCGGAAGTTTTATCAGCGGATCATCGATGATTTCTTCTGAGTCAGTGATTACTTCCGATCAGGTGATCAAAGAGAGCGACAGCAGTTTTACCGCTTCAGTTACGGACGCAAGAGGAAGAGCATCGGAGCTGGCAGAAAAGACAGTCACCATTCTTCCTTACAATAATCCTGTGATCCGAACTTTTACCACGACCAGGATGTCTGTGCAGTCTGACGGATCGCTTGCCATAGACGATGCAGGAACGGTTCTTCGGATAACCTACGATATCACGATAAGCTCCCTGAATGATAAGAATACAAAAGCAGCTACTCTTACCTGGACGAACCTGACGGACTCGTCCAATGGAACGATCAATCTGACGCTGACTTCCTACCATGCCTCCGGAATACTCGATATCAGAGGAAACAGTGGCTACGAAGTCTTCTCCTCGACAAACAGGTACAAACTTACGCTGTCGGTTACCGATGATTTCACGACACTCTCTTCTTCGGTTATCGTGCAGACGGCGGAAGTCATTATGGACTTTCACGCAGGCGGAAAAGGCATGGCCATCGGGAAAATCTCAGAGGGCGACGGATTTGAGTGCCAGTATGATGCCAGGTTCAACGGCAAGCTATCCTACAGAGGAAAAGAGCTTGTTGATCTGATCTATCCGGTAGGCTCAATTTACCTGTCGGTTAATTCTGTTTCTCCTGCTTCACTTTTTGGAGGCACCTGGGAACCAGTCAGCGGACAGTTCCTGCTGGCATCCGGAAACGGATATACAGTTGGAGACACCGGAGGGGAAGCTGCACATACACTTACCGCTTCTGAGATGCCGTCACATCAACACAATGGAACTACAGACAGCGGAGGTTCTCACAGTCACAGCTACGGGTCGGGTAAATATGTGCATCTGACCACAGATGGTGACACCGGCGCAGATACTTATTCCGGAAATATTTCCGGATCGGGATACAAACTTCCAAGGTCCAAAGACTCGGAGAACTATTCTCACGGAAGCAGTACCGCAAGCGGAGGTTCACATACGCATTCCTTTACCACAGGATATGCGGGAGGAGGAGCGGCGCATAACAACATGCCTCCATACCTCGTTGTAAATGTCTGGAAACGGACAGCTTAACAGAAAGGAGCAACCTATGAAAGAATTCTGGGCAGTTAATCAGGCAGTTCTTGCTGTACTCGGCGGGTGGATCGGGTATTATCTCGGTGGCTGCGACGGGCTGATTTTTCTTCTCGCCGCGTGCGTCATCATCGATTACATCACAGGCGTCATGTGTGCCATTTCGGACAAGCGGTTATCATCTGCTGTCGGGTTTAAGGGGATCTGCAGGAAGGTCCTTATTTTTATGCTCGTGGGTCTTGCCAATCTGATTGACGTGGACGTCATCAAATCTGGATCCATCGTCCGGACGGCCGTGCTCTTCTTCTATATCTCAAATGAAGGTGTGTCTTTGCTGGAAAACGCCGGGCATCTGGGCCTTCCGATTCCAGTGAAACTGAAAGCTGTGCTCGAGCAGCTTCATGACCGGGCAGAAAAGGAGGAAAAATAAATGGCGGTAAAAGGAATTGACGTAAGCCGCTGGCAGGGAAACATCAACTGGGAAAAGGTAAAAGCAGCGGGAATAAAGTTTGCCATCATAAAAGCTGGAGGTTCTGATGATGGCTTCTATACGGACAGCAGATGGGAAGCAAACTACAAAGGAGCAAAAGCAAATGGCATCGCAGTCGGCGCGTATTACTTCACAGGACCAAAGTGCGTGACGGCGCATGCTGGAAAAGCAGATGCAAAGAGGTTCCTGAAGCTCCTTAAGGGAAAGACACTGGAGTACCCGGTGTACTTTGACTGCGAAGCGCAGCCAGTCTCAAAACGCTCCGGCACCACGAAAGCAGCACTTGCGTTCTGCAAGGAGTTAGAGAAAGCCGGGTATTACGCAGGGATTTACGCTTCCACCTACTCCGGATTTGAAAACCGTCTGGATGATTCGAAGCTAAAGTCCATCGCGCACTGGGTTGCTCAGTACGCAGGGAAATGCAGCTACCGCGGGGATTACGGCATCTGGCAGTATTCTTCTTCTGGGAGAGTCCCGGGAATCAGCGGAAACGTGGATATGAACTACGCCTACATCGACTACCCTTCCATCATCCGAAAGGGCGGGTTCAACGGGTACAAGAAAAGCAGCACTTCCACCTATGAGATTGCCTTCCCTACTATTGACCTTAAACGAGGCGACACCGGATCTCAGGTCATCCGGCTCCAGAAGTGCCTGAACAAAATCATGAAAGCAGGACTTAATGCGGATGGTCTGTTTGGTCCATCTACCGAAAAGGCAGTGAGGAGTTTCCAGAAGAAATACGGCCTTGCCGCAGATGGCATCGCAGGTCCGAAGACCAGAGCCAAGATCAAGGCTCTTCTCTAACTGAATATGACTTCTTAACACGGCTAGAAGGAAAATCTCCTTTTAGCCGTTATTTTTTTGCTCAAAACACATCTTTTTCTCCAGTAGAAAGCAGGAGGAAAAATATCCATGAGTAAAGACAATGACAACTTTTACACGAATGAACGGATCCAGGGTGATCTCAACTATGAGAGAGCTAAAGTTATCGCTGATCAGATGCTTCAATACGGCCTGATTACTTCTAGCGAATATGACAAATTTATGGACATCACTCTCAAAACTTTCTCTCCCCTGTTTTGGGAAATCTTTCCTCATCCCCTTGCTATGTGCAGCGATCAGAGTGATGTATAGACACGGGAAAGGAGGAATTTCGACCTTGAAAAAAATAACAAAGATAGAAAAAGCAACGAGCAAAAGAAAGAAAATCCTGCGGGTTGCCGCCTATTGCCGCGTCAGTACGGATACCGATGCACAGCTTGAGAGCCTGGATATGCAGAAATCCCACTATGAACGCTACATCAATTCCAGAGACGACTGGCAGCTTGCCGGCATCTACTACGACGAAGGCATCAGTGGGACAGGAAAAGCCGCCCGGCCTGAACTGGAGCATCTCATCTCGGACTGCGAAGCCGGGAAAATCGATCTGGTGATCACGAAGTCCATCAGCCGCTTTTCCAGAAACACTGCGGACTGCCTGAGCCTCGTGCGAAGGCTCCTGGACTTAAACATTCCGATCTGGTTCGAGAAAGAAAACATCAACACCGGATCCATGAAAAGTGAACTCTTCCTTTCCATTCTTTCCAGCATGGCAGAGGATGAATCTTACTCCATTTCACAGAACATGAAATGGAGCGCCAGGAAGCGGTTTGAAAACGGAACCTTCAAAGTGGTGTACCCGCCCTACGGCTATGAATGGAACGGAGAACAGATGGTGGTAAACCCCAAGCAGGCCGAAGTCGTTCAATTCATCTTTAATGAAGCACTCAAGGGAACCGGAAGCGATACAATCGCAGATCTTCTAAATGACAAAGGCATCCCGGCAAGAAACGGACGTGTCTGGCTGCGCTCCACTGTCCACTGCGTGCTTTCCAATGAGAAATACACCGGAGACTGTATCTTCCAGAAGACCTGGACCGACTCTTCCTTTAAGCGTCACATTAACCGCGGTGAAAAAGATGCGATTCTCGTTAAAGACCACCACGAGCCCATCATCAGCCGCGAGGACTGGGACAATGTGCAGCGCCTGATCAGGCAGCGTTCGCAAGAAAAGAGCATCGAAAAAGACAATCAAAAATACCTGAAACGATATACGTTCACCGGAAAGATCCTCTGCGGATGCTGCGGGAGCACGTTTAAACGGCGTATCGCCTACTCCTCTTCTGGACGTCCTGTGATCTGGGTGTGCAAGACACATTTGCAGGGAAAAACGAAATGCCCGATGCAGTCCATCAAAGATGAGGACCTGAAGCGTTCGTTTCTTACCATGATGAACAAACTGATCTATTCCTACCGGCTGATCTTAAGGCCTTATGCAAACAGCCTTAAGGATAACGCAAGAAAAGAAACACTGGACCAGATCGATGCCCTGAAAGGCCAGCTTTCGGAAAATGCAAGAAAGCGCCAGACCTTAACCCACCTGATGACGCAGGGCATCATCGACCAGACACTCTACAGCAGGGAAACTGCAGAACTTCTTGCTGCTTCAGACGGCATCCGGAAGGAGATTGACTTCCTGGAAAACACCGCTTCCAATGTCACTGAGGTGCTGCTAAAGACAAGAGCCCTTCTCCACTTCGCCGAGAAAAGTGAAATGCTTCAGGAGTTTGACGGCGAATTGTTTAATGAATTCGTCGATCATATCACGGTGCATTCCCGGCATGAAATCACCTTCTGCCTGAAGTGCGGACTTGAGCTTAAAGAAAGGATGTGACGTTATGCGAACCATACCCTACGGCTACCGGATTAAAGGCGGCAAAGCCGTCATCTGCAAGGAAGAAGCAGAAAAACTGCACCAGCTTTTTAGGAACTACCTTGCCGGGATGTCTTTGTCAAAAGCAGCATCCGGCGCTGGAATCGAAGCCACGCACTCCTCGATCAAGCGGTTGCTTGAAAACAGACACTACCAAGGCGATGACTTCTACCCTGCCATAACTGATAAAGAAACACTCGACCGGATCCACGAAGAACGGATTCAGCGGGCTGAGCGGCTGGGACGGCTTCACCCAAGCAGGAAGCCCGAAACAAAGAAGCCTGCAGCAACGAAGTTCACCATCTCTGCTCCGGAGCAGACGACCGGAAATCCTAAGAAGCGTGCAGAGTACTTGTACAGTCTGATTGAAAGTGAGGAATAACGATGGGAAATATTACAATCATTCCTGCAAGAAGAAAGATAGGAAATACCGTCAAACAGGCAGAAAAGCCAAAGCTGCGTGTTGCAGCCTACTGCCGCGTCAGCACGGATACCGATGAACAGGAAACCAGCTACGAGACGCAGGTCTCCCACTACACGGAGTACATCAACAGCCACGAAGGCTGGCAGCTTGCCGGGATTTTTGCAGACGACGGCATCAGCGGAACCAACACGAAGAAACGAGAACAGTTCAATAAGATGATCGATGAATGCATGGCCGGAAACATCGACATGGTGATTACGAAATCCATCAGCCGGTTTGCCAGAAACACCTTGGACTGCCTGAAATACATCCGGCAGCTGAAGGAAAAGAATATCGCCGTCTGGTTTGAAAAAGAGAACATTAATACAATGGATGCCAAGGGAGAAGTTCTGATCACGATTATGGCCTCCCTCGCGCAGCAGGAATCCCAGTCCCTCTCCCAGAACGTCAAGCTCGGCATCCAGTACCGCTACCAGCAGGGAAAGGTCCAGGTCAACCACAACCGCTTCCTAGGATATACGAAAGATGAAAACGGAAATCTCGTCATTGATCCTGACCAAGCCGAAGTGGTACGCAGAATCTACCGGGAATACCTCGAAGGCTACTCCATGAAAACCATCGCGCGCGGCCTGGAACAAGACGGCATTCTCACTGGAGCAGGCAATACCAAATGGTACGATTCCACGATCAATAAGATCCTTAGAAATGAAAAGTATATGGGAGACGCCCTTCTTCAGAAAACCGTCACCACAGACTTTCTAACCAAGAAGCGAGTCAAGAACAACGGTGTTCTTCCTCAGTACTACGTTGAGGACGACCATGAAGCGATTATTCCTAAAGAGCTTTTCATGCAGGTTCAGGAGGAGCTCGTCCGAAGGCGAAATGTCCACCGCTCCCCTTCCGGCAAGAAGCGAGTCTACTCCGGAAACAACTGCTTTTCCCAGATTGTCGTCTGCGGAGAATGCGGCGATCTTTACCGAAGAGTCCACTGGTATATCCACGGCAAAACCTCTATCGTCTGGCGCTGCATCAGCCGGCTTGATCCATCTTCCGTAGTCAAAGTCTGCACAAACCGCACCATCAAGGAAGATTGGCTGAAGGACATCACCGTAAAAGCCTTCAATCAGATTCTTACCGGAAAAGACGAATTCCTGCATCAGCTCCAGGAAAACATGGCGAAAGCCATCTGCGAATCCGATCCATCCAGCGCGGAAGGCATCCAGTTAAGGCTCGATGAACTGCAGACGGAGCTCATCAGGAAAGCAAACAGTAAAGAGGACTACGACGCCATCGCCGATGAGATTTTCCGTCTGCGGGAAGAAAAGGAAAAGGCCGATGCCTCAGCCAGAAGCCAAGAAGACCTGAAGAAAAGAATCACCGAGCTGCAGGTCTTCCTGAAAGATCAGCAGACTGCTATCGCCGAGTTCGACGAGCGCATGGTGCGAAAGCTCATCCGGCAGATCATTATCTACCAGGATAGAGCCATGATCGAGTTCAAGTCCGGTCTGCAGATCACCATCAACGAATAAAAAGCAGGCGCCCCATCTGGAGTGCCTGCTCTGTTTTTCGAGAGTATGAAACAATCAAAGTGATCAATATAAATCTTTTCTGCACCGGCATTCTCCAACTCACGTTTCTGTGCCTCCAGACTGTTTCCGTTGGCAGCCTGATTCACCGTGCTTACTCTTGCATATCCATATTTCACGTCAAACCTCCAGGTACTTTTGACCATAAGTTTTGACACCGCTCAATAGGTTGATTTTACATCAATCAAAAACTGGTGTCAAAACTCATGAGTTTTGACACCAGTTCCTGCAATAAAGGATTCTCTTTTACACCATTATTTTACGGTCACGGCAACCTTGGCTCTGACGCCGTTGGTGCCCAGTACGTAAACATTGCACTTCCCGGCTTTCTTAGCCTTTACGATTCCTGTGCTGGAAACGCTGATGTTCTTTCCGTCCTTGATGTAAACGTAACGGAACATTGCCGCGTGACCCTTCTGCAGAATCGCGCAGTTCGAGTAAACGCCCTTTACCGACGGCTGAATGCGGTAAGTCTTTCCAACCTTCAGAGTGACAGCGTTCTTATTTACACTGACCTTCTTTACGTTGGTGTAGCTTACGCGTTTTCTCATGAGGTTTCCGGCGATCGAGTGAACGGACAGGCTCTTCTTTACAACCTTCTTCTTTCCGTTTTTAATCTGGTAGGCCGCAACATAATATTTATATGCAACACCCTTCTTCAGTCCGGACTGCTTATACACTCTCGGCGCGGATGCCTTGACATCTGCCACCTTCTTGAAGCGATAGGTCTTTTTCGGTGTGTTGCAGTTCGCTTCATAAACGTAGTATCCATCCACATTGGTCAGTGGCGTCCAGGTGACCGTCTGACGGCTGCTTCCGTTCGCGATGGCCTTCGGCAGCAGAATTCCCGTTACCTTCTTGGCCGTCTGCGGCTTCACGTTCTTGTTCCACTTAGCGTAGATGTGGAGGTCTCCGGTAACCGGCTTGCTGAAATCGAACGGAATCGTGCACTCCGGATCGGAATACCATCCGTCGAACGTGTATCCCGGGCGAACTGGATCCTGAGCCGGCTTCTCGACTTTACCCTGATCGTCCACCGTAATCTTGGTGGTTGTCTCCGGCTTATCCGAGGTCGGGTTCTCCTCATGAATCGTGACCTCATGTTTCTGCGGCTGCTGAGGCTCCGTCGGAGTAGACGGCACGTACGGCGTAGACGGCGTGGACGGCTTGCTGACCTTGAAACTGTAGGAAATCATATTGTCCCTGGATCCATCCGATGGCAGAGCGGCGTCACGGCCCTCAGCTCCCTGCTTGGCAACGAAATACATATAAACTCGTCTATTATACGGTTTGTATACGGTATTACCATCTGAACCTTTTTCCTCAGAAAACTTATCGTCAGAAATATTCCAGTCACAATACCCGCTTGCCGTTCCACGAAGTATAATCTCGCTTTCCGGTTCTGCGTCAGAGCTGACAGAAAGTCCTGAAATAGATACCTCGACATTGCTGGTGTCCACTTTATTGAACTTAGCAAGAATATCTTTCCAAAGTTTAGAATCGCCAATCAGAGCTGCATCCGGACGAACACGAATGACCAAAGTTTTTTTCTTTGTAGTTGAATCCGGTGCAACCCTTGCCGAAGGTGTAAAGCCCTCAAGTCCTTTTAACGTTACACCCGGGTTATTTACGGTAACACCATCAGGAATATCCACTGTGAACACAAACTCTGAATCAATCTTTCCTGTCGTATCGTCATAGATTGAATCGATATGTTCTTTAGAATCAAATCCTGTTCTGGTTAAATCAAGTGTATCGCCATTTATATATCTTCTGATCCAAGATGCATTCAGCGTAAAGCCAAGATTGATTGCTTGTCCCTGCGAATATTCACCTACCGCGGACGAATTCTGATTCTCTGTCGATTTCAAATCCGCATAAGCAGTAAGTTTTGATGGGTCTTTAATCTCATCCTGCGTCAGTACATCACTCTCTTTAAATCCAAACGGATTAACCTTGGCTGGGATAGTGTCATTTGGATTAAAACTTTCATCCGGGATATTACTCTGACCAACCAAATAAC